TCTTTTAGCTTGCGTCCTAAATTCAGTAAATATCGGTGAATGTTTTGGGTTTTCTAAATCAAATAATCGTTTTACAGTCATAAAAATATCAATGTTTTCCTTTTGTGTACGACTTGATTCATACATTTCCCAATTTTTACCTTGAATTTTACCTGCTGCGGCTTTACGTTTATTAGATTTTAACCAAAGTACACCATAACGATCTGCTTTTTTACCATAACATTCTTCATAACATTTACCATAAATAGCTGTTTGTAAGTCATAAGTTGTCTGGAGATGGTTTGATGTTTTAAAATCAATAATCCAAAGTTCTGTTTTACCATCAATTTCAATCTCACATACCATATCACAGGTACCTGCTACTTTAATTTCATCTGAAAATAAATGTACTTCTGTTTCAATTAATTTTGGGTTATATTCTTCCCAGAAATCAACAAAACGTAAGAACATTTGCCATACTAATGGATCATATTTTGGGTATCCAGTTGATGATAAGAAATTTAATTCTTTACCATTTAAATAATCCTCAATCATTTCATGAGTTTGTGTACCTTGCTCTGCTGCTTTTTTAACAATGTATTCAGATGAATACCCAACTTTTTTAAGCCAATCCTCAAAAAATTTGCCTTTTGGGTATGACCCCAAAACATAAGTAATTGATGGGTAATACTTTCCATTTCTACGGTAATACCGTGAATCGGGCATAGTAATTTGTTTCGCATCCTCAGAGATTTCTAAAATCCTGTTGTAGGAGTGTTTAATGTTTCTTTTACTCATGTAAAAATTAAATTAATTGTAATTTTTTTTCCATTAAATTATATTGTGTTAATGGAAATGTTCTTTGAATTAGATTAGTAAATTGAGAAAAACCCATTTCACTAGGATCTTTTCCCTCTAATTCTACTAAATAGACTTCTTTACCTTCATTTATAAATTTTTCAGCAAAATATAAAGCTTGTTTTCGAGCATCTAAATCTAATGCAATATATATTTTTTTTACAGTAGATGTGACAATTTTTTTCATCAAATTTTGTTGTAGATTCTTGCCTAATAGCGGTATAGCATTGCGTTTAATGGCTATGGCATCAAATGGTCCTTCACACAGTATTAACGGTAATTCCCAATTAATAAACAATTCAAATGGTACTACATCACGTGATGTTTCTGGGTTGCGATACTTAACAAATGGTTCTTTTTCAAATGAACGACCTGTAAAATAATTTAATTTACCATTTTCATCATAAGATGGAATTATAACCATTTTAGCATACCTACCTGAATCGCAATATCCTATATTATACTCTAATATATCATCTTCAGTAATATTTCTATGTTTAAGATAAGACATAGCATGTCTTGCTATAATATCATTATTATTTATTAAAGATTTATATTCTTCAGGTAACTTAAGAGCATCATATTTAACTGTTTCTTTATATTCAGTTTCAGATCCTATTAATTTTTTTAATTCTTCAAATTTTTCAAGAGGGGGGTTTATTTTTTTAAATAGATTAGATACTCGAGCCCCTCGTTTATCACAAGCCCAACAGTGCCAAGGATTTAATCCTTTTTTTTCTTGTGAAAAATTAATTTCTAGTTTAGGTTTGTGATGGTTACAATAAGGGCAATGATACGCTGAATTACCTCTTGCTGTCCTTTTACCTACACCTAATACAGAATCTACTAAGTTTACTAATAGTTCGTTTACCATAACCCCGAATATACAAAATTATTTTTACACATCAAAGTCTTTTGTGAAAAAGCGGCCCTGAATGTTGTCATTGAAGAATTTGTCAGGATTTTCTAAAACCTCATAAACAAAGAGATACTTATTCTCATAATAAGTTAATAATTTTTTTGTAGGTGAAAATTTTAAAATACATTTTTCAAAATTATCTTTTGATTCTGTTTTTAATAATTCTTTTAATCCTTTATTTGAACCCCAATAGGTTCCCCAATCAGATTCTTTAACTGCTATTTTATAAGCTGGTCTTCTACCTACTACACCTTCATACTCTGCTAATTGTTTTTTAGTTAATTTAACTTTTCTGTTATGGAATAATACTTTTTTTCCTATATAAGATTTACCTGTTGGAGTATGAATTATTCTGTAAATAAAGCCAAAGGTGTTATTAGGAAAGTCAGTAATTTCGTTTATTTGTTGGTCTTTGTATGTCCACATATGGTGTGTGTATTAACGTTAGATTTATAATTATATTTCTTCGGTATGAAACTCATATTTCCAGCTATTAAAGGCAGTAGCTGATTCAAACATTGTGACTTTGTCTGAAGTGATTTCAATTGTGCTTTCAATGCCAATAAAATCAGTTGTTGATTCGTCTTCATTATATCTGGTGAAGTTCCAAGTAATAGCTGTATCTGCTACTTCATAAGTGTTATCTGTTATATACCCGTAATAATTCATTTTTTAATGTTCTAGTATATATGTGCCCGAGAAATTTGTAAGTGTTAAATTGTTTCCTCCTGCTCCCCCACTATTTGGGATAGTAGTAGTACCATTAGAAACATCAAATTTATACCAAAAATCGGGAGTTTCTCCTAAAGCAGTTGCAGGGTTAGAACCTGAGGACGAATTATAGAGGGATTGTGCTTGTGCAATACTACCGGATTTGTTTGTTGAAAATTGGTGAAGTATAGCATCGTCAAGTCCAACAGTTGCAAATCCATTATTTGTATTTTGTCTATAAAACATATTACCAACCTCTAAACCCTCCTGACTTAAACTTCCACCTCCATCTCCCTTGTTTACACCATCATATACAAGATGTACATCAGTACCAACACTGTAAATATAAACGTGATGCCACGCCCCATCATTCCAATTACCAAGTGTTGAGTCTGACCAATCCTGTCTTCCACTGTTGTTATTTTGTGCAAACCTAACATTAGGGGTTCTCCCATGCCTTAAATAAACATAATAACTAGACTGTCCAGTTTTACTAAAGATCATATTAGTTTGATTACTACTAGCACTCCCTTTTGCCCAAAAAGATAAAGCCCAAGGGGAGTTATTGTCAAAATCTATTGCAGATGCTAAAGTACCTTTGTCGTTTACCCCATCAGCTTGTACATAATTACCAAAATCATATGCTTGGTCCTCATTAGCTAATTGTCCTGCTCTAGAAAAAATTCCAAGTTTCATAATTTATGATTTTAAACTTCCTACTAATGCCCAAGTATTTGTTCCTCCTATATTACCCAAAAATTTAGCTATTATACCGGAACCTACAGCATTTGCTTTTTTTCTACTACCTTCAGAAATTATACTTTCACCTAGTGTAGCTGTAAAAGTAATATCATTACTTAAATCTAATACAAAAAATTCCCACTCATCACCTATTTCTGCTCCACCACTAGAATCTAAAGTAAAAGTAATAGGTCCCCCACTGGAATCCATAGGGTAAAAATATCCTTTATCTATATTAGTTGTATTTTTATCGGCCGTTATTGTAGTTCCTACTCCTAAGTGTGCTAAAACTGTTACCCCACCATTTGAATTTATTACCGATATACCGGCACCTGCAGTTAAAGTTGCAACTGCTGGTCCACTAGTACCACCTATTAATAGTTGACCATTTGTTGACATTGCAACTGCTGCAAGAGTATCTGTGCCCGAATCTTGGGTTATTATGACTGATTTATCAGCAAATGAGGTTGCTCCTGTTCCACCTTTAGCTACTGTTACTGTATCCGTAAGGGTAGAACCTGCTGCTGGGACTGTTATGGCAGCACTTCCATCAAAATTAACACCATTGATTGCTCTTGCAGTTGCTAATGTAGTAGCGTCTGCAGCTAAAGTAGCAGTAGCAGCATTTCCTTCAAGATCACCATCAAATTTTGTAGCTTCTATTTCACCAAGTTCTTTAAAGATAACTCCATCTCCATCATTTACTCTAAAGATTATTTGGTTGTCTGTGCTAAATTTTATTTGGTCAGTATCATCTCTTCCTACTACTAAAGATGGATTTGTGATAGAAGTAACTGTTGTTAATGAAGCATCTAAATCATATTCTAAAGTACCGTTTCCAACTGTTACTGTTAAACCATCTCCACCTGTAGGAACTGCAACTGCTGGACCATCTGTACCTCCTATTAATAGTTGACCGTTTGTTGACATTGCAGCTGCTGCAAGAGTGTCTGTGCCTGAATCCTGAGTTATTATGACTGATTTATCAGCAAATGAGGTTGCATTAGTACCTCCTTTTGCAACTGTTACGGTATCAGTAAGGGTAGAACCTGCTGCTGGGACTGTTATTGCTGCGCTACCATCAAAATCAACACCATTGATTGCTCTTGCAGTTGCTAACGCCGTAGCTGTGTCTGCGTTTCCTTCTAATGCACCGTCAAATTTTGTAGCTTCTATCTCACCTGAAGTCTTAAATGTAACTCCATCGGCACCATCAACTCTAAAGATTATTTGGTTGTCTGTACTAAATTTTATTTGGTCAGTAGCATCTCTACCTACTACTAAAGAAGTATTTAATAAAGATGTAACTGTTGTTAATGAAGCATCTAAATCATATTCTAGAGTGCCGTTTCCAACTGTTACTGTTAAACCATCTCCACCTGTAGGAACTGCAACTGCTGGACCATCTGTACCTCCTATCAATAGTTGACCGTTTGTTGACATTGCAGCTGCTGCAAGAGTGTCTGTGCCTGAATCCTGAGTTATTATGACTGATTTATCAGCAAATGAGGTTGCATTA